AATGTAATTTTTGAATCAACAAAAGAAATTTATTTTGAACCAAAAGAAGCAGTAGGATTGGGTACTCTTACGGGAGTGGGTATTGGAACGACTATTTTCTTCTCTAATCCTGGTGCAGGACTAACTCAAGTTTATATTCAATCACAATCTATTTTCTTACCAAATCATGAATTGAATACTGGTGATCTTTTAAGATATAGAAATAATGGTGGAGATTCTATTGGAGTTTCCACTGATGGTACTACATCCTTTAATTTACCAGATGAGTCTAGAGTATATGTTGGAAAAATTTCTAATAATCTTATTGGAATTTCTACATTTAGAGTGGGACTCGGAACTACTGGTACTTTTGTAGGAATTGCTGACACTAATCAAACAGGAGGATTATTAAGATTCACTGGATTGGGAACTGGTGTATATCATAGTTTTAAAACTATAAAAGATCATGTTGTTACCGCAGAAGTAACTAAAAATGTAGTTACTGTAGCTACTGCTTCTACTCATGGATTATTATTTAATGACAATCTAAGAGTAAATGTAAAACCAGGTATTCATACTAGCATTAGTGTAAAATACAATGATTATAATAGAAGAATAGTTTTTGATCCTCAATCGTTTGTTGCAGGTGATGTTGATACTACTAATAATACAATTACCCTTACTGATCATGGATTGAAACATGGTGATAAAGTAATTCATACTGCATCTACTTCATCAGGTGGTTTGGAGAATGAAAAAATTTATTACGTTCTTAGACAATCTAATAGTAAAATAAAACTTTGTTTAACACGATATGAGTCATTGGAATTTACTCCAGAAGTAGTTAATATAACATCTGCTTCTGCAGGAACTATTTCTCCTATAAATCCTACTGTAAATCTTTATGATAACAATACGGTTAAGTTTGATTTATCGGATTCTTCTTTAGCTTCCTTTGTTGGATTAGGTTCTTATTCTGCATTTGATTTCAATTTATATACTGATAAAAACTTTAAGAATGTGTTCTATTCTTCAGGTGTAGATAATTCTTTTCAAGTAAGTAAAAATGGTAGTGTAGGTATTTCCAGTAATGCAAATCTGACAATTGTTGTTAATGATAGTTTGCCTAAAGTATTACACTATAAATTTAATCCAGTTGAAAGTGATTTAATTGATGATATTAAAAAAGAAATTGTTATTGATAATGAAGTTATTGGATGTAATCAAATAGAAATAAAAGGAAGTGTTTATTCAGGACTCTTCCCAGTTGCTGGTATTGGAACTACAAATACATTTACATATGATTTACTCAATACTCCTGAAAAATCATCTTATAGTACATCTGAAGGAATTTTAAAATATTTTACTGATTCTACTACAACATATGGTGGTATATCAGAAGTTGAAGTAACTTCAAAAGGAAATTATTATTCTGAAATTGTAGGTGTAGCATCTATTACAACAGGTATAGGTACTAAAGCTATTTTAGATGTTAGTAGTGATAATATTGGTAAAATAAATTCTCTAAGACTTGAGGATATTGGATTTGATTATCCAACAGATACTACTTTAAGACCTATTCTGAATCTACCAGAAATTCTTATAATGGAACCTTTAAATTCCTTTGAAAGAATTGGAATTAGTTCTGCTGGTAAAAATTACACAATTGCACCCGATTTAAATGTATTAGATGGATTGACGAAAAAGAAAATTAAAGAAGTTGATTTAACATATAAGATTGGAGATCCTACAGTAACTATTCTTAAAAATACAAAGAGTCTTAATAATATTAAACCTATTATCATACCAACTTCTAATGTTAATGGTATTGATATAAAAACTCTTTCATATGATGTTTCTACTAAAAATGTTACTATTGGATTAAATACTGCGTTTAGTGATGAATCACCATTTGCCGTAGGAGATAAAGTTTTAATTGAAAATGTAAGTGTTGGTGTTGGTACAACAGGAACTGGTTATAACTCAGTTAATCATGGATATTCATTATTTACTCTTGGAGATGTTAATGTTCCGTTAGGAGGAGGAGTGGGTGTTGTTACTTATAGTTTAGAGGGATATTTAAGAGAAGGAGAATTTCCTGGTAATTTTGATGCATTAAATTCAGCTGGAATAATTGTTCCCGAAAAATACTTCCCTCAATTTGATATTGAGTTAGAGAAAAACAATTTCTTTATTGGAGAAGATGTTACTTCTGGTAATAAAGTGGGTAAAGTTGAGAGTTGGAATAATCGTATTGAATTATTAAAAATAACAACAGAAACTGAATTTGATGTTAACGATATGATTGTAGGAAGAACCTCAAATACTCAAGGAAGAGTTAAATCTAAAATTGATTTTAATGCAGAAGTTAAAATGGACACTGGAGCAGTTGTTCATAATGGTTGGAAGAAAGACACTGGATTTTTAAATAACAATCTTGAAAGACTTGCAGATAATAATTATTATCAAAAATTCTCATATTCTTTAAGATCTAAAGTTGATATGGGAACATGGAATGAAGCCGTAAGCACTCTTAATCACCCTGCAGGGTTCCTTAAGTTTAGTGATTTACGTATAGAGTCAACAGACAATAATTTTAGTGGTGTTTCGGCAGTAGATAGTGATTTGGTTGCATTTATAAATTTAGATGCAGAAATAGAAATAAATTGTTATTCCAATTTTGATTTAGTTACAGAAAATTCTCTTAATATTAGTGATGATAAAATAGCATCTGATGAAATTTATTTCAATTCAAAAGTACTAACAGATTATTTTGAATCTGTAGGAAATAGAGCTCTTATTATTGATGATATTAGTGCTCAATTTAATAGTGATCCAAGAGCAACTAGATTTTCAGTAGTTGCTAATTTTGATGTAAAACAAAGATCTAAAAAATGGTTGACTTTAGTAAAGGATAAAACTTTTACTGGTGAACGTCAATCAATGTTAGTTACTTTATTGCAGGATGAATCTAATGGATTTATGAATCAATATGGTCGAGTTGAAACTGTAAGTGAACTTGGAACGTTTGATTTTCAAGTTACTGGAAATAAAGGACAACTTCTCTTTTATCCAACGAAATATAGTGTTAATGATTATAATGTCAGTAATGTTAGTTTTGATATTGTTGGACTAAGCACAGTTGGTATTGGATCTACGAATTTAGGAAGTTCGATTGATATTAGATCAACACAAACACTTGTCGCAGCTGGAACAACAACCACAATTGTTGGTATTGCCTCTACTTACAGAAGTGCAAAAGTTCTTGTTCAGATTAATGATAGTAATGGTCAAATGGAATTTGATGAATTAAATATTCTTCATGATGGTACTACAGTAGAACTTTTAGAGTATGGTCAAATAACAACTGTATTTGATGAAGATTATAGTGGAACAGGATTAGGAACTTATATTGCATCAATGGAAACTGGACCTCTTAATATTGATTTTGTTCCTAATGCAGGTATTGCTTGTTCCGTAGATACATTAAGTATTGCTATTGCAGGTGCTAATGCGGGTGCTGGTGGAACAGGAATAGGAACTGAGTATTTGGGAGATGGGGTTCAGGATATTGCCTTTGTTAATTCTACATTTACTGCCATTCCTTCTGCAGCTTCCCCACTCGCACATAAAATTGCTGAATATGATATAAACAACACTGTTGCTACTAATGATAATAATGCTGCTTATTATTTGATTAGTGTAGAAGACACAACTAACAATCGTTATGAGATGTCTGAAGTAATGGTCTTAAATAGCAGTTCTGAAGTATACATGACTGAGTATGGAAATATTATTAGTAATATTGGATTGGGAACCGTAGGAGCTGCGGTTTCTAGTTCTACTTCCCAAACTCAATTGATGTATACTCCTATTGCAGGTATTGCAGCATCAGTTCGTGTTTTCCAAATGGGTGTACAAATTGCTGCCCAAAACGATGATGTAACTTCAGTTGATAAGATAGATTTAAATAATGCTTCTATTACTGCTGGATATGGTGATTATACTGGTACAGAAACAGATGTTCTTAGAGCATTTAATTTATCACATGACGGAAGAAATGTATTCCAAAGAGATTTTGATGGTAGCAGTTCAACTGTTGTTAATCTAACTAAAAATAGTGTTACAATTCCAGAGCATTTTTATGTAACAGGAGAAGAAGTTACTTACTCCTATGATGTAGATGGTGGAAGTCCAATTGGAATTGCTACTACTACCATTAGTGGAATTGGTGCTACGGATCAACTTCCTACAACTACTTTTATTGTTAAGATAGATGAGAGCACTGTTAAGTTTGCTAAGACTGCAGAAGATGCTTTAAAATCTGTTCCTAACATATTACACTTATCATCTGTAGGTGTAGGTGCAGCTCATACAATAACTGCAAGAAATCAGAACACAAAATGTTTGATTGCACTTGATAATGCAATCCAATCACCTATTGTTGCGACTGCTGTTACAACAGGTATATCTACAATATTTGATCTTGGAGGAAAGGTTATTGAGACAGTGGGTGTAACTTCATTCTTTGGTGGAGATTTAATTAAAATCAATGAAGAAATAATGAAAGTAGATACTGTGGGTTATGGAAGTGCAAAAAATATTTTAGTAGATAGGGCATGGATGGGAACTAATTTAGGAGTTCATACTGCTCATTCTATTGTTACTAAAGTTGAAGGTAATTATAATATTGTTGGTAATGAGATAAACTTTATTACTGCTCCTCAAGGGCCTACTCCCGTAAGTTCTACAACTAATCCACCTGAGAGTAGAGACTGGGTAGGAATAACTACATTCTCTATGTTCCAAGGGAGATCCTTTATGAGATCTGCTGCTAAGAATAGTAGTAACCGACCTTATCACGATAACTATATTTTTGATGATATTTCTGATGAATTCAATGGTATTGGAAAAACATTTACCCTAACTTCTAATCAATCAAATGTTGGTGGATTTTCTACTAATAATGCAGTGGTTCTTATAAATGGTATATTCCAAGGACCAACGGGTGACTTAGCAGTTGATCAAGATTATACTTTATCAGAAGGTCTTACTGGAATAAGTAGCATTACTTTCACAGGAGCAGCCACATCAGAAGCCTATGACCCTAATAGCGGTTCTATACCTGTTGGGGGTATCATTGTATCGGTAGGTTCAACTGCTGGTCTGGGATATCAACCACTTGTTTCTGCTGGAGGAACTGCTATTGTATCTGCTGCTGGTACTATTACTTCTATTAGTATTGGTAACACTGGATCTGGATATAGAGTAGGAGTTCAAACTACTGTAAATGTAGCAATACAGACTTCTAGCAATGGTATTCCAAATCTAACAGGAATTGGAACTGCTGCAATCACTGATGGACATATTACTGGAATAGCAATTACGAATGGTCAGGTTCTTTATGTACCAAGATCTATTTCTAATGTGGGTTATAGTTCAGTAACAGGTATTACAACCATTACCACATCGACACCTCACGGACTTGCAGAGGGGCAGGAAGTCAAGTTAGCAGGAATTGCATTCACATGCGATTACCTCCCTGCTGTGGGCGTTCAGAGTGCTGTATACACTGCCTCTACGGGTATTATGACAGTCACTACATCTAGTGCTCATGGACTATCTGTAAGCGGTAAAGCAAGTGATGTAGTGCTTACTGGGTTAGCATTTACATGTTCATTAGATAATGGTGGTGCAACTCATACTTATCCTCGAACAACTGATCCTGCATATGGTGGAACCCCTGTTACGGGAGTAGCTAGTGTAACTCAATTTACAATTAACGTTGGTATATCAACTGTTCCAACATTCTATGTTTCTGGTGGTACAATTCAACCTGCGTTGATTGCACCTAGAAGTGAAAATAATTCAGAGAGTGGTGTAGATCCTGCTGCTCAAGGATCTACAATTCTCACAATTATTGATACCACTTCCTTCACGATTAATTCTGGAGTATCTACTAGAACTCACTTCTACTCTAGAGGAGGATCTGTTAACAGGGCAATGGATGTAATCATTGATGAACCACTTTCATATTCTAATCTTCCATTAATTTATAGTTCTTCTTCATCTGGTGTAGGAACTCAAGCTACTGTTAATGTAGTTGTTGGTCAAGGATCTAGTATTGTTAGTTTTGAAGTAATAAACAAAGGATACGCTTATGCTGATGATCAAATTTTAACTGTGCCTGTAGGGGGAACGACTGGTATTCCTACAAATCCATCATATACATTTGATGAATTCCAAATTACCATACAAGAAACTATTTCTGATCGTTTTGGTGCATGGCATTTTGGTCAACTTGAAGTATTAGATAAGATTACTTCTGAATTTGATGGTACTAAGAGATCATTTACATTAAAGAAAGCAGGAGCTCCTGTTACTATTAGGTCTAAGGAAGGATCGAATATAGATGTTCAAGCAACATTGGTAGTGTTTATAAATGATACTTTACAAGTTCCTGGTGAAGGATATACATTTACTAATGGTAGTGTAATTACATTCGCAGAAGCACCTAAAGGTGCAAATAGTGATGGCACATTTGATGGTGATACTTGTAAGATTCTTTTCTATAAGGGAAGTGGTGATGTCGATGTTATTTTCAAAGATGTATTAGAAAGTGTTAAAAAAGGTGATACTCTTCAAATTCAAGGGGATGCAGATCTTTGTGCAAGATCTATTCAACAAAATCCTCGCTTAGTAACTCAAATAGTTGCAACTGATATTGTTGATACAAATACCTATACAGGTGTGGGTATTAATGGAAATCCCGACTGCAAGAGAACAGTTACTTGGTGTAAGCAAGGTGCTGATAAGATTATTGATGGTCAGATTGTAAGTAAGAGTCGTGAAGAATTAGAAGCATTAATTAATCCAACAACGGTTATTATTCAACCTGTTGGTGTTGGTTCAAATGTTATATTCGTTGAGAGTGTTAGATCATTCTTTGATCCTAATAATGAATCTCAAACAAGTGCTAAAATACAAAAGATCTCTATAACCTCTCAAGATAATCTCGTAGGAGCTGCTGCCACTGCTGTTGTTTCTATTGCTGGTACAATATCTTCAGTTGTGGTGAGTTCTGGTGGAACAGGATATACTTCTGCACCTGATGTAATTATTGGTACTCCCGTTGGGTTGGGAACAACCACGAGAGCATCCGTTACATCCACACTTACTGGAGATGCGATTTCTGCTATTACAGTTACATCTCCTGGTACTGGTTATACTATCTCCAGTCCTCCAGAAGTTCTTATTGAAGTTCCTTCTTTAACAAAAGAAATTAATGAATCATCTTCATATCAAGGTGACTTTGGAGAAATTGTTGGAGTTTCTACAACTACTGTTGGTGTTGCATCTACAGGCGTTGTATTTGATTTGTATATTCCAACTAATTCATTCTTGAGAGATGCTACCATAACAGGTACTGCTGTTACTATAAGTGGTATTCAAACTGGATATTACTTTACAGTTTCTAATAGTAATATTGGAAATGGTTTAACATCCATATATCAAAATGGATCTGTATTAGGTATAGGAACTACCTTTATAGATAATGTGTATGAAGTGGCTGCAGTTTCGATTGCAGAAACTTCAACTCCTGGTATTGCAAATACATATGTTGCAAGGGTTACAACTAGTGTTTCTAGTTTCAATTCTTTAGCGGGAATGGGAGTAAGTGAATTGTATGGTAATTTCTCATGGGGTAGAATAGCATTGGGTTCTAGAGGTGTACCTCAAGCATTTAATGCATATACTCAAAATGGATTTACTGGACTTTCTACTTCTGCTCTCGTTACTAGAGTAGCACCTTTGAAGTCTAAAGATTATTCTGCTTAACAATCTTAATAAATAACTAAAAAATTGTCACAATGGCCGCAATTATAACTGATCAACTTCGTATTTTGAATACTAAAGATTTTGTTGCGAGTGTTGCTGCAACTACTAATTCGTATTATACATGGATTGGTTTGCCGAATGCTACTCAGGTTGATTCAGATTGGAATACTACTCCACCAAGTCCTAGAGATTCTTTTAATGAGGAGAATGAATATTGGGACACAATGATTGCTTTGAAAAAAGTAACCACATCTGATGTTCAACAAGTAGTTGATAAAAATAGTTGGACATCAGGTATTACTTATGATATGTACAGGAATGATATTAAGGCAGAAAGTCCATCTAAACCATCGAATGCAATAAGTTTATATGATGCCAATTATTTTGTTATGAATTCTGATTATAGAGTTTATATTTGTCTTCAGAATGGAACAGATCCTGATAATCCAGAAGGAAAGGCATCATTAGATGAACCAACTTTTACAGATTTAGAACCAAGGGCCGCTGGAACTAGTGGTGATGGTTATATTTGGAAATATCTTTATACAATTAAACCTGGTGATATTACAAAATTTGATTCTACAAACTTTATGCCTGTCCCTAAGAATTGGGATACTAATCCAGCTGATGCGGCAGTAAGAGATAATGCTTCTACTAGTGGTCAACTTAAAATTGCTACCATTACAAATAGAGGTGTTGGATTAGGAACTGCAAATCAAACTTATACTAAAGTTCCTATCAAAGGTGATGGAACAGGTGCAGAAGCAACTGTTGTTATCAACAGTGCCTCTAAAGTGGAATCAGTAACTATTTCAAAAGGTGGTTCTGGATATAGTTTTGGTACGGTAGATGTAATAGCAGGGGGAGTACCAGCAGGAAGTACAGCTCCTGTATTTAATGTTATCATTCCTCCAGAAGGAGGTCATGGTGCAGATATATATCGTGAATTAGGAGCAAAAAATGCTCTTATATATGCGAGAATTGAGAATGATACAGAAAACCCTGATTTTATAACAGGTAATGAATTTGCCCGTGTTGGAATTGTTCAAAATCCTAAATCTTATGGAACTAGTTCTAATTTAGAAATTGATAAAGCAAGTGCAGTTTATGCATTAAAACTTATTGGTGCTGGTGCAAGTACCACTACGTTTACTGCAGATGATTTTATAACTCAAACTGTTGGACTAGGATCTACAGCTGTGGGAAGAGTTATTTCTTATGATCAAACCACTCAAGTTTTGAAGTATTGGCAAGATAGAACTACTGCTGGATTTAACACCAATGGTACTGCTAATACCTCTCCAGAATATGGATTTCAACTTGATAGATTTACTTCTAATATTGTTTCAGGAGGAACCTTTAATATTTTAGGTGGATCAAGCACATTAGCAATTCACAGTTCATTTACAGGTGTATCTACTGTAATAAATAGTAAGACGTATTATCTTGGACAGTCATTCACAAAAGGAGTGGCAAATCCAGAAGTAAGAAAATATTCTGGTAATATTATCTACGTTGACAATAGACCATCAATTACAAGGTCTACTAACCAAAAAGAAGATATCAAAGTCATTTTGCAATTCTAAAGAATTATGTCACAGGAAACCAATCTAAACGTAGCACCTTACTTTGACGATTTTAATGCAAATAATGACTATTATAAGGTATTATTTAAACCTGCTTATCCAGTACAAGCAAGAGAGTTAAATAATCTTCAATCAATCTTACAAAATCAGATTGAGAAATTTGGTCAACACTTTTTTAAAGAAGGTGCAAAGATAGTACCAGGTAATACTACATATACATCTCCATATGAAGCTGTTGAACTTGAAAACGTTTATTTGGGAATTCCTGTAACTGATTATATTAATCAACTAAAGGGTAGACAAATTACTGGATTGACTTCGGGAGTAACTGCGGTTGTAGATAAAATTTTAACACCAAGAAATTCAGAAAGAGGAAATGCTACTCTTTATGTGCAATATGTAGGTTCAGGTTCTAATGATAACTCTACATCCAAATTTTTAGATGATGAACTGTTAAGTGTTGATAGAGATATCATATCCGCTAATACTACAATTGTTGCAGGTGAACCATTAGCGTCTACATTAGTTTCAAATTCTACATCTGCTGGATCTGCATTTTCTATAGCAGAGGGAATATATTTTGCAAGAGGACAATTTATACAAGTAAGTAATCAATCAATCCTTCTTGATCAATATTCAAATACTCCTGATTATAGAGTAGGACTTCTTATAAATGAGGAAATAATTAATGCGGATATTAATCCTCAATTGAATGATAATGCAAGAGGATTTACTAATTATTCTGCTCCAGGAGCCGATAGATTTAGAATAACTACGTCTTTAATTAAAAAATCATTAGATGATTTTGATGATAATAATTTTATCGAACTGGCAACTCTTGAAAGTGGTATAATAAAGAGTAAAAAGGAAAAAACTGAGTATAATATTATTGCAGATGAAATAGCACGAAGATCATATGCAGAATTGGGAGATTATTATGTCAAACCTTTTGGAGTAAAAGCAAAAAATTCTTTAAATAATTATCAAGGAAATAATGGAATATTTAAGAGTAATCAATTAACTCCTAGTGGTAAATCTCCTGCAAGGAATTTGGGATTGTATCAGATTTCTCCAGGTAGAGCATTTGTAAAAGGTTATGATATAGAGACAATTAGTTCTACATATCTAGATGCTCCTAAACCAAGAACAACCAAAACTTTAGAAGATCAAGCAATTGAATTTAATACAGGAGCTACTTTAAAATTAAATACAGTTTATGGATCACCTCAAATTGGTATTGGTAATACTTATATTGTCAGTTTAAGGGATAAAAGAGTAGGACTTGCGGCTACAATACCTGCTGGTAAGGAAATTGGTGTTGCAAGAGTATATGATGCAGATTTAAATTCAGGTTCATATAGTAGAGAACTTCCAAATACTAATGAATGGGATTTAAAACTGTATGATTTACAGACAGTTACTGAAATTACTTTAAATGAAAATATAACATTAACTGTTCCTACTCATATTAAAGGAAAGCATAGTGGAGCTACTGCATTTTTAAAGGATGCTGTAACTAGTAGTACGGCATTATCTTTATATGAAGTAGAAGGAGATTTTATAAAAAATGAAAACTTTATAATTGATGGTGTAGAAAATACAAGAGTTGCTATTGCAGTAACTGCTTTTGGTATTTCTGATGTTAAATCAGTGTTTGGTAATACCAATGGTGTCGGCATGAATACTGTGGGTGCTGCACAAACCTTCTCTGCAGATACTATTCAGACTGATACTACTAGTATTGGTATTGCAACTATTACTCCTCATCGATATGATGTTGGTCTTTTAGGATATCCAAGTCGTTCTATTAGCACATGTAGAAGTACTAATCCATTATTTCCTGGAAATATTAAAGTTGGTAATATTCTTAAATTTAGTCCTAGTGAGACAAGTGTATATAATGAACCAATTATGGCATCTGTAGTCAGTGTGGGTACTACTCATGTTGTTGTAACAGGTGTCAATACGGTTAGTGGTGTAGCTGATGGTAAATTACCTGCAGTTCTAACACAAGTTTCTGATTTAACAGTTGTCAGTACAGATTTGCAAGATTCTGATGATAATTCTTTCTATACTAAATTACCAGTTCCTAATATTTCTAATGTTGATTTAACTGATGGAACTATCAGAATAAGAAAGACACAAAGTGTGCTTGTCACGGGTAATCAACTTTCTGAACTAGTTGCAGCTGGTACGAATGAAACATTTTTACCCTTTACACCAGAAAGATATACGTTGATTAAAGGGGATGGTACTACTGAACTTCTAACAGAAGATAGAGTTAAATTAACTTCTGGTTCTACTAGGTTACAAATTCAAGGTTTAAGTGCTGGTATAGATGACGCAACTCTTATAACAACATTAAAGAAACAAAAACCTAAAGCAAAAGAAAAAATTAGAAATAGAGTTAATAGTATTCTAGTAGACAAATCTACTGCTTCTGCATCAGGTATTGGTTCTACCACTCTTAATGATGGATTAACTTATGGTAATTATCCATATGGCACAAGAGTACAAGATAATGATATTTCTTTGAATGTTGCAGATTTAATAACTGTACATGGTGTTTATGAGTCTGTTAATACTACTGAACCTGCAGCTCCTACTATTGTTCTATCTGCCTTAACAGGATCTACGGGAACAACATCCGATTTAGTAGTAGGTGAAAAAATAACAGGAAAAACTACTAATGCATGTGCAATTGTTGCTGAAATAATTTCTGCTAGTAAAATTGCAGTCATTAATAAAAATGATGTTAATTTTAAAGAGGGTGAGAGTATATCATTTGAAGAGTCTCAAATAGAAGGTTTAGCGGTTACTTTAGATCATACAAGTTCTAACATATCTGCTAATTTTACTTCTGATAATGGTCAAAATCAATCTTTTTATGGATATCCTTCTATTCAGAGAAAATCGGATTCTAAAGCACCTAACAAGCAGATAAAAATATATTTTGCAAATGGTTATTATCAATCTACTGATAATGGTGATATAACTACTAAAAATTCCTATGATACTTTTGATTATACTTATGAAATTCCAACAGTAGATGGTATCCGAAATACGGATTTAATTGATATTAGACCTAGAGTTTCTAATTACACCGTTACTGAAGATGTGAGATCTCCTCTAGAATTCTATGGAAGGGAATTTAATGCCTCTGGAAATTCTGCCGCAAATATTTTAGCATCGGATGAAACCATATTAACTAATTTTTCCTATTATCTTGGAAGAATTGATAGCATTTATGTAACAAAAGAGGGTAATTTCCAAGTTAAATATGGTACTCCATCTGATTCTCCTAGAGAACCAGTAATAGTTGATGATGCATTGAAGATTGCAACCGCAACATTGCCTCCATATCTTTATAGTATCGATAATATTTCTATAAGTTTCTTAGATTATAAGAGATATAAAATGTCGGATATTAACCGACTTGAAAAGAGAATTTCATCTTTGGAATATTATACTTCTCTTTCTTTATTAGAAGCAAATACTGCAAGTTTATTCCTTCCTGATTCCGCAGGATTCAATAAATTTAAAGCTGGATTCTTTGTTGATAATTTTACTAATTTCCTTGCCCAAACAACTCTTGTTGGATATAAAAATAGTTTAGATTTAGCAAATCAAATTTTAAGACCAAATCATTATACTACTGCAGTTGATTTAGAATTAGGGCCTGTAGAGGGGATAAACTCTAATTCAGATAAAAGATTTATTAATCCTCAAGGGACTAGTATTAAGAGAACAGGAGATATTATAACTCTTAGTTATAATGAAGTTGAGTGGTTGGAACAATCATTTGGAACTAGAAGTGAATCAGTAACTCCTTTCATGGTATCTTTCTGGCAAGGAACCATCGATCTTACACCAGCATCTGACAACTGGCTTAATACAACAAGATTAGAAGCCAATATTATTAATGTTGAAGGTAATTTTGCAGAAACTGTTGCCGAATTTACTCAACAATTTGGTGGAAATCCTCAAGAAGGATTTGGATCTGTTGTTTGGGATTCATGGGAGACTAATTGGACAGGACAAAGAGAGACTAGACGGGGGAGAGACATGAGATGGGGTGATATGGTTGCATGGAGAAGAAGAGAATTTATTACCAGAACCTTTACACAAGAAAGAATAGTTGGTAATGAACAAAGAACAGGTACACGTAGATTAGTTACCGAACAATTTGATCAGACTTCTCAGGGAGATAGACTTGTAAGTAGAGATCTTATTGGGTTTATGAGATCTCGTAATGTTCAATTTGTTGCAAAACGAGTTAAACCATCTACTGAACTAAATGCATTTTTAGATGGTATAGATGTAACAAGATATTGTATTCCTAAATTATTGGAAATTTCAATGTCTTCAGGTGTATTTCAGATTGGAGAAACAGTTACAGGAACAACCCGACCCATTGGATCTGCACCACAAACTAATAATCTAGTAGATCCTAGTATTAGGTTTAGAGTAGCTCAATCTAATCATTTAGAAGGTCCATATAATGCTCCTACAAAAACTTATGGGGCTAGTCCATATAGTGCTGAATCTGTTCCGTCTTCTTATTCCTCAACTTCTACCATTTTAAATATTGATGGTTTTGCACTAGCAGATCAACCTCAAGGTTCATATTGGGGTTGGGTAGAAGAAGATATGATTTTAGTTGGTGAAACTAGTGGAGCATTAGCAGTTGTTACTAACGTTAGATTAGTATCTGATATTGGAGCAAACTTACTTGGAAGTTTTTATATCCCTGATCCAGATAGTGGAGTGCATCCAAGATTTGAAACAGGAGAAAAGGTATTTACTCTTATCAATAATGCTACTCTTGATAGAGATAATGCCACCACAATAGCAGAGGAGGGATTTAGATCTACAGGAATTTTAGAAACAGTGCAAGAAGATATTGTTTCTGTAAGAAATGCAAGAGTTGAAACCACTACTTTGAGTGAGACAAGATCC